TCAATTTCCTGAGTAGTTTTGCTCAGTCATCCTAGCAAAACAGCCACGAGGCGGACGATTTACGAGGACACCGGCTCGCCGCGGAACCACGCCTGTCCGCCGATGACCTCGACCAGCTCGGGCAGTAGCAGGCGCCCGCCACGGTAGGTCAGGACCGCAAACCCGCTGCACCAGTTCAGGGGACCGCCCGTGGTGTAGGCGAACTGGGGTCCACCCGGATCGGCGAGGGTGCCGGTATCGACGCCGTAGCGCCGGCCCCTGTAGTCACCGTATGGCACCACCTGAAGTTTGTGCAGGTGCCCGTGGACGTAGTGGGTGCCGGCGCGGACGGTCGAGTTGTAGGCAGAGTGGATTCCGCCGGTCACATGGACATGGCGAATCACGGTCCAGCCGTCCGTGTCTGGGTTTACATGGAGAACATGACCGGCTCGCCAGCGGGGGAGGAAGTCGAACAGCGAGGTACCGTGGACGCCTTCCAGCGCGGGAGCGTTCGCCGCGATGTAGTTCTCGAACCGCGAATCGTGGTTGCCGAGGGTGCGAATCAGCTCGGCCTTGCCCGCCGCCCGTTCGATTTCGCGCATCCGCAGACAGAGCGCCTCGATTTCCTGCGCCACGGTCGGACGCTGCTCCCACCCAGCGCGGGGGTGCCGGGAAATGGTCGCGCCGTCGAGGACATCGCCGTTCGCCACAATCGCCACTGGCTTTAACCGCTTCGCCAGCGTCACCAGAGCCTTATGGGCGGGCGTCACGATGCCGGGCCAATAGTGCGCGTCGGAGAACACCAGCACCACGCCGTCGCAGATGTCGAGCTGCATTTCCGGCTCAAGGTGGGTGTGCCGATGCTCGGCGAGAGCCTTCAGGCGCTCCGCCACCTCGGTGGTCGGACCGGCTGTGGCGTAGCCCGAGGCAGGTTTTAGGACAATCCCGAGTTTGGTTTCGACCCGCCGCCGGCGCTGGTAGACCGCCGACATCGAAATATCCATCGCCTTCGACACCGCAGTCGCGCCGCCGTGGAGATTCCACAGGCGAACGAACTCCTCATCCGTGAATTGCGAGGCAGTCATTCAGAACTCCGATGAACTCACAATCTGGTGGATGAGACCGCCGACCTGATCGACGAACTCCTCATTCCCATATTCCGGGGAACCAAGGCAATACAGGATGGCGTGAGTGACCTCATGCCAGAACACCTGCTCTTGGGTGCTGGCCGCGGCGCCAGTGCAGACGCCGATAACCATTCGGGAGGGGTCGAAATACCCCACGCAATCGCCAGCCTTCCACCGCGACGGTGGCACCCGCCGGACCGTGACGGGATGGCCCATCACGGTAAACCGGCGAGGGATTCGGGCCTTAGCCCTTGGCTGCTGGCTTGGCATCGGGCAGCAACGCGCCGAGCAGGCCAGCGAGGAACAGACCGATTTCGACGATCTGCGAGACCTGCGCCTCGGTCAGGTGAGCGCCCACCGCCGTGGCGATGAGGACCAAACCGCGCCAGGTCGAAGGCTCGGACATCCGAGCGACCAGATAAGCCAGAACAGCCATTTCATGCTCCTTTGAGGCGTCGAGCCTCGGGGTGTTGGAAGTGCGGGAACTCCCGGAACCGTTTCCAGCGTCCCGCCCATTCGAGGCCCAGTGCCTCGCCTATTGCGCCGACCTGCTGCCACAAGGGGTCCTTGGCATCCCAGACCGGCTTTCCGTTTCGCAGCGGCACCACATCGAACGCTAGCGAGGCGGGCTTGCCGTTCGCCGTGACGTTATGCGTGGACTGTCCCGGCTTGGCGTTCGTCACGATTCGACCGGGTGCCGTCCGCCCTTGGGCGTACAGTGCCGCCTGCTCGGTATTGCTGCGGAATGTGCAGGTGATGAGGACATCGACACCTGCCGCCTTGCAGTTGTTCAGGAACTCGGCGGCGAGCTTTTGCATCGCGGGGTGAAGGTCGTTCAGCGACCGAGACATCAGCACCATCCCTGCCGAGTGCCGCCGGCATACGGTCGGGCGAGACCTTCGGCGACCAGCACCGCGGCGACATCCTGCCCGTTGGCCATCACGCGGGCATCGACACGCCCGCTGTACTTGTCCGACTCAACCGCCTCGATGGTCACGCGACCGACCAGCAGCGCCCGCAGCCGCTCACGGGCGGCAATTGCCCGCTCCCGTTCCGCCACGCATTTGCCACGCAGCTCGGGGGTGTCCACGCCGCGAAGGCCAGATCTCGACCCGCGCCCGAAATGTGTCGCCGTCAGTGACCAGCAGCACGAGCGCGAGGTAAACGCCAGTCACGGCTTATCGGCCTTGGAGTCGAGTTTCTGGAAAATCCGCTCGATGCCCGCCTTGATCTCGGTGATGTCGTTCCGGTAGTCGTCGCGGCGGACGTAGCGGTCGTGGAACTCGCCCTGAATATCCACGATGTTCCGCTCGATGCGCCCGATTTTCTCCCAGACCACCTTGGCGAACCAGCCGCCGGCGGAGATGCCGAAGCCCAGCATGACCTCGATTAGACCGAAAGCGGGTTCGTTGCTCATGCGACGTTCTCGATGGTGACGGTGACATCAGCGGTCGCCGTGAGTGGCGTTCCGCCCGTGGAATCCGTGACTGTGCAGCGGTAGGTGCCGGAGAAGGTGTCGCCGACGCCCATTCCGGACTTGCTGAACGTGGTACTGGCCGCGGTCGGACTCGTGATGGTCACTGTGTCGCCGGAGACCTTTGCCCAGGAATACGTGTACGGTGCCGTGCCGCCCGAAGGCGTGACCGTCGTCGACGAGGTGGTCGCCGAGCTGGTCAACGTGGATTTGTAGAGGCTGGTCGGGCTGGCCGACGCCGTGAACGCCGACCGGATAATTTCGACGTTCACATCGACCGTCTTGGTAGCCGCCACGTTGTCCGTGACCGTGCAGCGGAACACCGCCGAATAGGTTGTGCCGGAGGCGAGGCTGGTGCCGGTGAATGTGGTGGTCGCAGCCGACGCCGAATCCACCGCGATGGAGGTCGAGCCTGAGTTTCGCACCCAAGCGTAGGTGTACGGGGTCGTGCCGCCGGTCGGAGTGACGGTGGTCGAGGCGGTCGTGATGCTCGCCGTGGTGCCGGTCTTGGAGAGCGAGGACGGGGATGCCGTGGCGTTCAGGGTCGTCGAGATACCAGCGACAGCCGCCGCCAGTCCGGTGGAGGACGGATTCGTGGCCGATGCGCTGCCGTCCGTGGTCAGCAGGCGGACCCAATAGTACCGGGTGGTGGTGTCGCTCTTGGCGATGACCGTCGAGGTGCTGGCGCCCGTCCAGATGAGCGTGGCGGACGAGAACGGGGTCGACGAGGTGTATTCCCAGAGCTGGTACACCGCGCCGGTCGGCACCACACTGGGAGCGGTCCACGAGAACTGGATAAAGCCGGTCAGTCCGACCGCCGTGAGGTTCGACGGAGCCTCGGGGGTGTAGGTGCCGGGGGTCGGGGCGGTGATGGTGCCGGGGGTGATGTAGTCACCCGTAGCCGGGTCGCTCCAGTCGCTGGACGCCTCCTCGCGGAGGACCAGCTCGACGAAGCCCTGCGGGTCGAAGCGCCAGGACTCGCAGCGAACGGTCTTCGAGGACCACCCGAGCTCGGAGAGCGTGACGGTGCCGGTCTCGAAGGGGCGAATCTTCCACGCCGACATTCCGCAGCGCATGACCACCGAGACGCCGTTCCGGGACTGCCGCGCCATCAGGATGGCGTTCCGCTGGGCCTCGTACTGGTTAGTGCAGGCAGGCTGGGGTAGGTCGCGGAAGGCTTGCTCGCCGTCTGCCGTGACGTAGGAAGTCACCACAATCGGCTCGAACTCGACCGCTTGGTAGTTCCGAGCCGGATCCACGAACGAGCCGCGAACCGAGTTCCACCGCTCATTGTAGGCGTATGCGGTCGTGACCTCGATTCCGCTATTCACCAGATCGGCCTCGGACAGCGAGAACTGCGAGGAGGACCACGCGCCGGCGAACATCCGCCACTTGCCGCTGCTGTAGTAGCAAACGCCGTTCATGGCCTCCGTCAGCGTCTCGATGTTCTGCTGGAATCCGTCGATAGTCTCCAGCACCACGTTGCAGGTATACCGCTTTTGCGTCGTGCTGCCGGGGATGCTGACGTTCTCGTCGCAGATGTCCGCGGCATCGGCCACTAGGTCCCAGTCAATGCGGCTGGTGTCCTCGGCCATCCCGAGACGAGCCGAAATCAGGTAATTTGCGAGGCAGAGCGCCGGATTCGTCGAATAGGCCCAAGTGCTGGAATTGTCGACCCGATGAGTGCCCGAGCCGGGGATGGTGGTCTGCGTGGAGTCGAGGCGAGGATCGTAGACCTTCGCGCCCTGCACCAGAATCGTCACCT